TGCGGTCCCGAGGCTCACATCAAATTCGATGAACTCGCTATCGGTAGGCGTGGCAGACGCGGTCAACGCCACGCGCAACTTGGCGGCTGTCGTGCCCTTGTTGCAGGCAGCGACATTAACCACCGCTCGACGGCCGGTGGGTACTTCGTAGAGGGTCGCCAGCGTGTTGGCGGCTGGCAGCGCCGTTCCCAGAATGGACATCGAGGGGGCTCCTTAGAGTTGGGCAAGGAAGAAGGTCTTGCGCCCCAGCACGAGTTGCTGGGTCACGCTGTTGGCCGCAGCTTGCGCCGTGGCCACGGCCTGATCGGCTGCGTTTTGTGTCGCGGCAATCGCCTGGTCTCGGCTACTGGCGGTTTGCTGGATCGCGGTCTGGGCCGCCGCATTGACTGTGGCGACCGTGCTGGTCTCGGTCTGTGCCATCACCGCCAGTGCCGCGTCCTTGGTCTGGGTGACCGAAGTCTCTGCGGACGTCTTGGCCGCCGTGATGAAACTCTCAGCGGCGGTCTTGGTGGCCGTGACGTTGGCAATGGCCACATCGGCTGCTGTGGCAATGGTGTCCAGCGTCGCGGTCTCGACTGCATTGGCGTGCGCCGACATCTCCGCCATCTTGATATCGCCCATCTCCTCGACCTCGAGGACGGTGGCACGACCACCAATGCGGTCAATGGCGGTGCCGAGATAGGCAAGCTCTTCCGGTGTGGCGATCTCGGCGGCGGTTTCGATCTTGGCTTTGATCGCGCGCACCGCATCGCGCAGTAAGGGGTCTTTGGCCATGAGGCGCTCCTGTCTTAAAAACCGAACTGGTGAAACACCCGCAAGCGCTGGCGGTGCAGTTGTTCGGTGAGTTGGTCTTGGCTCTGCTCGAGGGACGTCTCCTGCGTGGCCACATCCGCATCGATGCGGGTGATGGCTTCGCGCAGGTTCAGGACGTCTTCAGAGAGCAGGTGCTCGGGGTGCGGCAAGGGGTAGCCGCGCGGTGTGCGCTCGGAGGGCATCGTTCACCCCCTTCAGGTGACGATCACGCGCAGATTGCGCACGAAGGGTCGGTGTTGAGGGTTGCCAGACAGGGTCAGCTTCACGCGCGTGGTGCGGTCGGCGCCAACACCAACGAGACTGGTGGCCTTGTAGGTGCGCTCGACCCAGCCGTTTCCGACTTCCACCCCGGAAGACAAGGAGAGCGCCTGGAAACTACCGGACGTGCCGGATTCGGCCTGCACGGCCACGCTGGACGTTCCCGGCGTCAGCGCATCGAAGGTCACCGACACATTGAAGGTGGCGGCAGCCGGAATCGCCCGTGACAGGTAGTCCCCCGCCGCCTCCAGCGTGCCGAACACCAACTGCGTGCCCGGATACAGGATCGGACTGGCCGTTTCCGTGCCAGTCAGCTTGGCCGATACGGCCAGATTGCCGGAGAGCTTCTCGCTCAAGGCCAGCCCCTGGTCTTCCGACAGGGTGTAGATCCGTCCCTGCGCATCGGTCGCCAGGAACTGCACATCGGTGCCGGCGGCCGGACGCTCGACGCCCGCGAGTGCCATCACATCCGAAAGGTTGGTCACCGTGTACTGGCCCAGAGGCACCGTCTTGGACTGCTGCGTGAAGCGACAGCCCAAGAGCCGAAACGTCAGGTCCTGCGTCTGGTGCGGTGTCCAGGTGATGCCGTTGGAGGACGAGAGCAGCACACCAATCTGGTATGGCTGTGCCGTCACCCAGCCGGTGCGCGGGTCGTACTTGCCCAGTTCCGCCACCGACACCGCGTGATTCGCGTCATCGGTCAGCACCACGAGCGCGTACTCGCGGTTGGCTTCCAGCGCCACCGGGTCAAGCGTGATCCGCGTGGCGTTACCATCGGTCTTGATGTCGGACGCCAGCAATCGGCCTTCGGTCAGCACCGTGGTCGTCGGCATACCAACCTGTGTCTCGCGGATCTGCACGATCACCGGTGCCGACCCGCCCTTGGTGGTGAACCACAGCTCCAGCCCGCCGATCACTCGGCGCTCGGGTAGCGTGAACGTCTGGGCCAGCGGGTCCCAGCGGCGCACCACGGTGGTGAGGATGCGGCGACGCGTCTCGGTGACGATCTGGCCGCGCCCGACATAGGTCGCCGAGCCGTAGCTGCCACCCGCCCCAAGAAACTCCACCAGCTTCGCCCCGGCAGGAATCGCCTGCGGGATCTGGAAACTACCCGTGAGCAGACCAGCTGCATTGGCAGCGGTGCCTACAGGCTGACTGATCCCGATGCCATCGAAGCGCAAGGCGGCCAGCGCTTCGCTGGGACCAAAGCCTTCCACCCGATAGGCCACCTGCAACGCACGCAGGAACTGCGCTTCCTCGCTGGAGGACGCCAGCACCTGTTCCGAGCGACGGGTCTCGACCACCTGTTCGAGCACGCCACTGCCGGTGATCAGACGCTCGGTGATATCCGACGCCCAGGTGGTGTTGGTCACCGTGAACTGATCCACCGCCGGATTGAGCGTCACTCGCGCCGGTACCGGCTCGAAGGCCTGGTAGGGGTTGATCTTCATCGAACCCGTGCGCGCCAACTGCTCAATCACTGAGTTCAGCGTGTAGTCCAGCGTCAGCAGTGCATTGCCGTTGTCCTTGGCATGCTGGGCGCTGGCGGTGATCGGCAGCGTCAGCACCCCGGCCACAATCGCGCCGGTTTGCGCTGCGCCCTGATCGCGCAAGTCGTCGTCGAGGAAGTTGTCCACAAACAACCCCTTCTTGGCTGCCGGCTCGCGAATGTTGGCATCCACGCGCAGGCGCTCCAGGGCCATCAGATCGTAAAGATCGGCGATCTGGCGCTGCATCGCGGTGAGTTCCGAGACCTTGATGGTGCGAATGGCGATGTTGCGCACAGCGGGTTCCGAACCACTGCGCCAGTCGTAGGCGATCTCGGCCAGCGCCAGACGCGAGGCCGGTACCGTGGGAGCGACGGGATTGCGCACCTGGCTGATGCCCTTGATGCGTTCAACCTGACCATCGGCGGTCAGCGCCAGCACATCGACGCGCGGCAGCTTCCACTGGTAGTCGATGTACATGGTCGAGCCCTGCACGACCCCGCTCACCTTGAAGCCGGTGTCGGTCAGATCTGTGGGTGTGATGCTGGCGATGTACTGGTAGGTGACCTGATAGCTTGATCCGGGTGCCGGCTCAGCGCCACCGGGTGACCAGTCGACCTCATCACCCACCACCTTGTAGTCGGTACCTTGGGTGTAGGTCGTGCCGCCTTGTTTGACCTCCAGCACCGCGACCACGGTCGGTTCAGTCAAGACATCGCGGCTGCCAGTGAAGGCGCCATGGACCACCGTCTCGGTCTTCTGCTGCGTGACCTTAATGTCGATCACCTGGGCGAGCGGCGGCCGATTGATCGTGACGACCATCGAGCCATTGCCCGAATCGTTGAACACCTGAGGTTCCGACGACACGCGCTGCAGATCGGGATCGATGGGCAGACGCAACCGTTGCGACTGGCTGCGCTCGACCTTGAAGCCATCGATGTTGGCACGGCCTTCTGCCACGGAGAAGATGTGCTCTTGGGCATCGGCATCGGTGCTGAGGAATCGGACACCCAACCCTTCGGTGACGTAGTGGCCGTTGGCGTCATAGTCGTAACGGGCCAGGCTCGCAATCACGCCATCGAGCACCGGCGGCTGGCGGCGGTTCTCAAGGATGCCGTTGTCCAGCACATATACCGCGTGGAAGTCTCCGGGCTGTCCGTCCGAGGTGCCCGACCCTTCCCAGCCCCAGGCGAGCGTCTCCTGCAGACGGCCGGCGCCGGGCTCCTGGTAGTTGCGCACGCCGACGGCCGGCTCGCGCAGGTTGGGGTCTTCGAGTTCGGTGACGGTACGGGTAGAAAAACGCACACCGACGGCCACACGGCCATCGACCGGCACGGTGAAGGTGGCAGATGGCACCTCGCGCACCGCGCCGCGCAGATAGACGCGACCAGCCTCCAGCGTGACCAAGCCGGTGTCGGCATCGATCTGCAGGTTGGCCCCGCTGACGATGTCGCCGTCCTTGAGTAGTGCATCGGCCACGCCCTGCAGGCGGTGGATCAGGGTGGTCTGAATCTCGTTGAGTTCTCGGGACTGCAGGCCATCGCCGGCACGGAACAGCAACTGGGTGTAGTGCTTGGCCGGGTCAAACAGGTTGTAGTAACGCTCGATCATGGATGGCCTCGCGGATTAGAAAGTGACAACGAATTCGAAGGTCTCGCGCGTGCTGGGCTGGCGCACGATGGGCACCGAGTTCTGCAGCACGAGGAGGATTCCGGTATCCGTGATCTGGGCCGGAATGAAAAATTTCTGCCCGATGGGTAACTCGGGGTCGGTCTGGGTGCTGACGAATAGGCCTTGCTCGCGCACGACGCTGGTCGCGGCATCCTCGAAGTCAAAGCGCACCCGGATGAACAGGTGATTCGTCGGCTCCGTGACGAGTCGATAGCGCCCGGTCGGCACCACGATCTCCCCCTCGGGGTCGGCGGCAACGAAATGCACCTCATCGACCACCCGGCGACCGACCTCGCGCAGGAGCGCCGTCTGGCCAATCGGCTCAGGCGGATGCGCGACCTTGAAGTGGACGGTGACATCGCCCTGTTCAGGGATGCTGCTATCTGGCAAACGCCGGATCACGCCCTCGCGGGCATTGGCGCTGTAGTCGACATCGAGCAGGTACTCGGTCTGGTCATCCAGCGTGGTGAGGCGGATGTCGGCCAGATGCGTAAAGCCCAGCTCGATTACCCCCGCCTCATCAAAAGGTGTGCTGATCGCTTTGGTGGTGTCCCACAGCGGGTCGCCCTCGCCCAGGGCGAGGTGCAGGGTTTGTTCTTTGATCGCGGCGGCAAGCGCAGCGCGACCGCTGGCAGTCAAGATGGCCATCGGGTGCTCCAGAAAATGGATGGGGAGAAATACAAAGCAGCAGCGCGCAGAGCGCCGCTGGATCAGTTCAGCGTCTGATTTGTCGCGCCAATCAGCTCGCGGGTGTCGGTCCAGGTTGAAGATGGCCAGCGCACGCCGGTCCAGCTCTGGCCGCTCCAGTTGGCACGGCCACTGGCTAAGGCCATACGCGAGGGCGCAGCCTGCGTGTGGGTGTTGCGCTCCGTGCTTCGGGTCAGCAGCCGTTGCAGGCTGGAAGGCGTTTCGGCAAATCCGTAATGCGTCACATCGGTGAAGCCTGAGACAGTGACGTCCATCTTGGTCAGCGTGCGCCATTCGACCTCTGCAATTTCACCCAGCGTGAGGTCACCCAGGGTCGGCAGCGACCGGATACGAAGCAGCGCTCGCCGGGGTGTGCGGGTATTGACCTCACCCAGCACGACCTCCGAG